GCTTTATTTTACCAAAGATTTATTGACAATGAACAAATTACATTATTTTCTCCTCACGATGTTCCTAACCTTTACGACAGTTTTGGGACTGAATCATTTGATGACTTATATCGAACTTACGAATCTGATGAATCTATCCCAAAGACTAGCATAGGTGCACAAGAACTTATACTTGCCCTCTTGAAAGAAAGAGCAGAAACTGGTAGAATATACATAATGAACATTGACCATTGTAATTCTCACTCATCATTTATTGATAAGGTTGAGATGAGCAACTTGTGTCAAGAGATTACATTACCAACTAAACCTATACAACATATTGACGATGACTCTGGGGAAATTGCTCTCTGTATCCTTTCTGCTATTAATATTGGCAAAATTAGGGATGTTTCGGATCTTAAAAGTCTTTGTGATCTTAGTGTTCGGAGTCTTGATGAACTCATTGATTTTCAAGGTTACCCAGTCGAAGCAGCAGAAATCGCTACTAAAGCAAGACGCTCCCTCGGCATTGGTTACATTGGACTCGCACACTATCTTGCCAAGCAAGGTGTCAAATATGGAGACCCAAAAGCATGGGAATTGGTACATGATTTAACAGAAGCATTCCAATATCATTTGATAGAGTCCACAGTGAACCTTGCGAAGGAAAAAGGTGCTTGTGAATATTCTTCTCGAACTAAATATGGTCAGGGGATACTTCCCATAGACACCTACAAAAAAGATGTCGATGAACTTGTACCAAACAATTTAAAATATGATTGGGATTCTCTTAGGGTACTTGTCAAAGAACACGGAGTCAGGAACTCAACTCTGTCCGCACAAATGCCATCGGAGAGCAGTTCCGTTGTGTCTAACGCAACAAATGGAATCGAACCACCTAGAGGATACCTGTCCACTAAGAAGTCAAAGAAAGGACCTCTTAAGCAAATTGTTCCCCAATATGGGACTTTGAAAAACAACTATACTTTGTTATGGGAAATGCCTAACAATACTGGATATATCAATATTGTTTCTGTAATGCAGAAATTCTTTGATCAGGCAATCAGTGGTAACTGGAGTTATAATCCAGAACATTATCCAGACAATGAAGTACCTGTGTCACAAATGGCACAAGATCTTTTAACCACTTACAAGTATGGTTGGAAGACAAGTTATTATCAAAATACATATGATATCAAGACAGATGAAGTAGTAGAAGAACCTGCTTTACTTGATAATTTAGTTACAGAAATCTTAAACACATCGGAGGAAGAGTGTGAATCCTGCACAATTTAAAATATCATCAACAGATAGGAGTGCGATGTCAGAAGTAAAAGGTATGACAGTATTCAATACTGAAGAGGTAGATACTAAGAAGCAACCAATGTTTTTTGGAAAACCTTTAGGTGTTCAAAGGTATGACAATTTTAAGTATAATCAATTTGAAAATTTAACAAAACAACAGTTAGGATATTTCTGGAGACCAGAAGAAGTATCTCTACAGAAAGATCGTGGTGATTATCAATCATTACGTCCAGAACAAAAGCACATCTACACTTCAAATCTTAAGTATCAGATTATGCTTGACTCTGTGCAGGGTCGTGCACCAGGTATGGCATTCTTACCATACTGTTCTCTACCTGAGTTAGAAGCATGTATGGAGGTGTGGTCATTTATGGAGATGATACATTCACGTTCATACACATATGTAATTAAGAATGTATATTCAAATCCATCAGAGGTGTTTGACAAGATATTATCTGATGACCGTATTCTAGAACGTGCTGCGAGTGTGACAGAATCATATGACACATTCATTAACTACGCACAGGAATGGGGTCAGGGACGTATGTGGGAAGATGGATGGAAATCATCTCCAACATCAGTTTGGACTCGTAAAGATTTAAAAAGACACTTATATAGGGCAGTCGCTAATGTTAACATTTTGGAAGGTATCCGCTTTTATGTTTCTTTCGCTTGTAGTTTTGCTTTTGGTGAGCTTAAACTCATGGAAGGATCTGCGAAAATCATATCGCTTATTGCTAGAGATGAGAACCAGCATCTGGCAATAACACAAAACATCATCAACAACTGGAGAAAAGGTGATGATCCTGAGATGAAAGAGATCGTCAAGGAAGAGGAACAGTGGACATACAGCATGTTTGACCGCTGTGTAAACGAAGAGAAAGTATGGGCAGAGTATCTATTCAAAGATGGTAGTATGATTGGTCTGAATGACAAATTACTTCATCAATATGTTGAATGGATTGCCAATAAGAGAATGAAATCGATTGGTCTAAAACCTGTATATGACATTCCAGCAAGAAACAATCCATTACCTTGGACACAACACTGGATTAGTTCCAAGGGTTTACAAGTCGCACCACAAGAAACAGAGGTAGAAAGTTATGTCGTCGGAGGAATCAAACAAGATGTCAAAAAAGACACCTTCTCAGGATTTAAACTTTGAGAATCCGAGACCCGAAGAAGAAATAGCATGGGACATTGAAGAGTGTAAGAAAGCAATCCGTGATGCTGCGGATGATTATGATAAACTAGTTGGAGGTTAAAATGATGAGTCCTTTTGGTAATGTACTAAACACAAGAGAATCTTATAGTAGATTCTATCAAAAACTATTTACTGAGGTTGAAGTACAATTTCAAGATGAAAATCCTGCATGGATTCCTTTAGAAACATTATTATCAATGAGGAAGATATATAGTAAAGAATAATATGAAATCTGCATGGCAGTTGACTATGAGAATCCTTGGATGTACGAGGGTAACCCCTTTACTTCTGATGACATTGGGGATTACTATGGGTTCGTCTATTGCATTACCAATACAACAAACGGAAAGCAATATATTGGAAGAAAGTACTTTACCCAAAAAAGAAAACCAAAAGGAGGAAAACGAAAAGTTACATCAGAGTCTGACTGGAAAAAGTACTATGGAAGCTCTGATGAACTTAAACAAGACATTAAAACTCTTGGCAGAGACTATTTCAAAAGAGAAATCCTTTCCCTCCACACAACTCTTGGAAAAGTAAATTACGAAGAGACAAAACAATTGTTCTTACATAATGTGTTGATGGAATCACTTGACAATGGGGAACCTGCATATTATAATAGCAATATATTAGGACGCTATATGCGTAAAGATTATGGCAACTTTGAAAGAATCGGTGAATGATACATACGATTGGTCTCTCTATCGTATCAATGAACTTTGTTCTCGTGGTGATTTTGAAGAGGTTGTGAACGGTGATTCAATACGTCAAGAGTTTAATGAATGGTTATCTGATAATTATAAGGATCAAGAAATAATATCACTAGAATATATTGGTGAGGGAAGTAAGTTTGATGAATGATGAAGAACTTAAATTAAGAAGAGAAACTCTAAATATTTTACTTAAGAATTTTGATGATAATCGTGCCATTTATGAGTGTGCTGATGAATGGGTAAGTAAATTTAAAACTACTTCTGGACTTGTGAAATACTATAAAACTTATTTTGCTAAATAGGAGTACGTTATAGTGCTTAAAATGGTAGATAAGAAACCAGAACCAAAGGTTGAGGAAAAACCAAAAGGTATCATTGGAAAAATTAAAGAAAGTATTGATGATAAGGATGAGCAACTTGCATTCCTATCTACAATCGTGAGACTCTCTGTTCTTGTATGGTCTGCAGGTATTTTAACTTTAGCATATGTTAAGTTGCCAGCAGCATTTAATATACCAGAACAGAAGCTGGATCCAACTTTCATAGCTTCGGTTTTCACAGGAACTTTAGCTACTTTTGGTGTTGCTGCTGCAGGTAAAAAGAAGAGTGCAGATGGTGGTAGTGCCAACATATCTAAGAAAGATATGGAGTTTCTAATCGCAAAAGCATCTGAAACCGCACCAGCACAAACAATTAGAATCGAGCAAGCACCAGTATCAATCGTACCGACTGCTGCCCCACCTAAAAAATAAGGAGTTTTTATTATGAAAAAGTGGTTTGCCCTTGGATTGGGTGGAATTTTAGGTCTATCTCATATAGGTCTGATTGGTGTTGCTACTCGAAAAGCAAGTGTACCAGTCATAAGTCCACCTGTGGGACCTTATACATCATATGTGATACAAGCAGATAAAGAAGGATATAAGTTAAGTTACACAGCAAATGATCCTAAGACAGCATTCATTACTAAGGACATTAAAGAGAAGGGTGGTTTCTTAGGACTAGCAAATGAAAGCACTCAAGTTACTGAAGAGTACTTTATGGATGGTCAGATTAACCAAGGTGGTGCAGTATCAAATCATAGGTCTTGGTTAGATCAGAAACCTGGTTTAACAAATGCACAAGCAGCAGAGATAAATGATGCACGAAAAAGTGAAGCCTGTATTAAAGCAATCGGATCCGCAGAGGGTACAGGCAGGTTGGTCGGGACAAGTATTGGTGCTAGTGCTGCTCCTACTGTTTCCTCTATTCCCTTTGTTGGTTGGGTTGCTGCTGGTTGGGTAGCAATGTTTGGTGGAGAGCAAGGTGCTGAACTAGGTGGTAATCTGGCTGAAGATCTTAATAAAAATTGTTAATTAAATTATGCCATACAAAAAAAAGAAGAGAAATATTTTCTGGCACATTGAACAGAAATTAGATGATGTTGCGATGTGGCACAAAAGAATTATTCGAAAGGTTAGAAAGTGGTTAAACCTTACAGACTACAAATTGCTTTGGTTGTCATTTGGTGAGGGTGTATTAATAGGACTTTTGTTAGCATTTATACTTTAAGTGTGGGTGTCCACACATTGATGCGTAATTATACCTAGTGTGTTATTATAAATAATAATGTACTGGAGTTGAAACTATCATGTCCCATTACGTCATAGGTTATCACGACCTACAAAACAATCATTACGAAATCTGTGAATACG